ACTGGGAATGTTATTGGTTCCGGCACTGTCGCTACACCGTTTGCAGACTCTTAATCAACTCAAGGGGCTTTGGCCCCGTTTTTAAAGGAGATTGATTATGGGTATGCAAACAGACGTTAAATCAGGGCACCTTAATAACTCAGGTTTTGTTGTTTTGGGGCGAAATAGACTTAAAGCTGTTTCCATGGTTGGTACAGCTACGGCTGGGACACTGGACCTCTTTGACACCGCCACAGCGCCTGTTTCTGCTACGTATGCAAGGACTACGACGCTCATTACGGTTACAAAAGTAGCTCACGGTTTGGTTACTGGGGACGTAGTGGGGATTGCTTTTGCCACAGCAAGCGGAACATCTGGTACAAATGGTAACTACGCTGTTACTGTACTAACCTCAAGCACCTTCACAGTCACAGACATCAACTCTGGAACTATCGCAGGTGGCACGGTAGCTGTATACGCATCATTGTGGCTAGCCAGCTACGATACTGGCGCAGGTGATTTGTTTGGTAATTTTGCGTTGATTCCCGGCGAAGGGGTGTTGGTTAGAAACGGCATCTACATGAGCATGAGCAACATAACTTCTGCAAACATTTACTATGGCTAAATCTCCTGCATGGACACGCAAGGAAGGCAAGAACCCCAAAGGCGGACTCAACGCCAAGGGCCGAGCCTCTGCGAAAAAGCAAGGGATGAATTTGAAGCCCCCTCAACCAGAGGGCGGCAGCAGGCGAGACTCTTTCTGCGCCAGGATGGAAGGCATGAAGAAGAAGTTAACCAGTCCCAAGACAGCCAAAGACCCGGATTCACGGATTAACAAGAGCCTACGGGCTTGGAAGTGTTAAGGACATATCATGGCAGATGAAATTGAGCCTTACAGACTGTATGACAACAAAGAGCGTGCTTTTGTCAATCAGAAAGACTATGCATCTCAGTCATCGGCAAGTAAATCCGCAGAGCGTAAGAATTTGGAATATGGCTCGCATCGGTATTCCGCTGAGAAATATAGCGATATCGTGCAGCGAAACACACCTAAAGCTGAACCCGTAACTAGCAGCATTCGTGGTGGTTCTGGGCGTGCAGCAGACATGGATATGGGTGGCGGGATGAGGCCAGGACAGTCACCAAGCCTGGAAAATCCTATTCGACAAGCCAAGGGTGGCAAAGTTTCTAGCGCCTCTTCTCGGGGCGATGGTATTGCTCAGCGGGGCAAGACCAAAGGCAGATTCATTTAAAGGGGCACATCATGGCAAAAGAACGTATTGTTAGTAAGAAAGAGTTGGAAGCGTCTGGACTTGAGTTACGCGATTTCTTAAATAAAGAACGTGGCTTAACCCGTAAACCTCCAGAAGGTATTACGCGTGAACCTAAATCCAGGCGTGAGCCAAAGCCGCTGACCGAGGTTGTAAAACCCGGCACTAATATTAATTACGAAAATACCGAAACGTCAGATATGACGTTCAAAAAAGGCGGCAAAGTCTCCAGTGCTTCTGCTCGTGCTGATGGTTGTGCGATGCGGGGTAAGACCAAGGGCAGGATTATTTGATGGAGATGGCCATCTGGAACGCTATTTTGACAGCCTTTCTGGGGCTACTGGGTTGGAATCTGAAAGAGAAGTCCGATGAGATTAAACGTCTTCAGATTTTGATCAACAAAACACGCGAAGAGATGCCTAAAGAGTACGTAACCAAGGTAGACTTGCACACAGACATTAATCGGATAATGGACAGGTTGGATAGGCTAGAGAACAAGATCGACATGTTCATGAAGGAGCAACGAAGTGCCCTCTCATAGCGCCAAACAACACAGATTCATGGAGGCGGTGGCCAACAATCCATCGTTTGCTAAGAAAGCAGGAGTCCCACAGAGTGTGGGGATGGAATACGAGAAAGCTGACAAAGGCCGTAAATTTGGGTCTGGTGTGGCTACTCGGGTAGATCGTCAAGTTGTCAATAAGCCTAAAACCGATCATGGTAAACAGGCACTTTTTAAAAGAGGTGGTGATATGAAAGAATCTAAAGCAATGGTCGGTAAAGAAATGGCCTTCATGAAGAAAAAAGGCGCTCCTGCTTCCATGATGAAACATGAGAAGGCCGAGATGATGGGCATGAAAAAAGGCGGGATGCCTATGGTAATGAAAGACGGAAAAAAAGTTCCTGCATTTGCTGCTAAAAAGATGATGGGTGGCGGCATGGCCTATGCTAAAGGTGGTGGCATCGAGACCAAGGGTAAAACCAAGGGCACGATGATTAAGATGAAATCTGGCGGGAAGATGTGCTAAAGGGGTAGATCATGGCTGAATACAATGCTGGTGCAGGTCGCGGTAAACAAGGCGGTCCTACGGCTAAAGAGCTTGCAGACTACGATAAAAAGCAGGATGCAGGTATCTTTACGGTAGATAAGGGCAACCCACCACAGGATATCGACAGTGCGTCTGCACCTGTGAAAAAAGCTTCTGGTGGCAAAGTTTCCAGTGCTTCTTCTCGTGCTGATGGCATTGCTCAACGGGGTAAAACCCGTGGGAAGATTTGCTAAATGATGGCCAGCCGTGGCATGGGGGACATCAACCCCTCTAAAATGCCCAAAGGCAAGACGGTTGTTCGCAAAGATGATCCGAACAAGGTCGAGATGTACGCCAAAGGCGGCGGCGTGAATGCTGCTGGCAATTACACCAAACCGGGTATGCGCAAGTCAATGTTCAATTCCATCAAGAATTCAGCAGTGCAGGGTACAGCGGCAGGCCAGTGGTCAGCACGTAAAGCGCAGTTGCTTGCTAAGAAGTACAAGGCAAAAGGCGGGGGTTACAAAGATTGAAAGCACCGCAGACTTCCCTTAAAAACTGGGGTGACCAGAAATGGCGCACCAAGTCGGGGAAGCCTTCGTCAAAAACGGGGGAGCGGTATCTGCCTGAAGCGGCAATCAAGTCCTTGTCTTCCGCCGAGTACGCGGCCACCACCAAAGCCAAACGGGCAGGTAAGGCGGCAGGTAAGCAGTTTGTGGCCCAGCCCAAGAGTATTGCAAAGAAAACAGCAGGGTTTAGATAATGGCCAATACATCGGGAACCGCAACCTCCAACCTTGACCTAAACGACCTCATTGAGGATGCGTTTGAGCGTTGTGGCCAAGAGTTGCGCACGGGGTATAACTTCAGGACGGCACGCCGTAGCTTGAATATGCTCACTATTGAGTGGGCAAATCGGGGCATCAACCTGTGGACGATTGAGCAAGGCCAGATTGTTCTTAACACCAACCAGATTCAGTATGCTATTCCCAATGACACGATTGATATGCTGGACATGGTTACCCGCACTGGCACCGGCACCAATCAGTCTGATTTAAATCTTTCGCGTATTTCTGAGCCAACGTACATCACCATACCAAACAAGTATGCCTCGGGCCGTCCTGTTCAGGTCTGGGTAAATCGTCAAACCGGGCAGACAAACCTGACAACGGCTACCTTGGCGGCAACGATTACGGCTACTGACTCAACAATCACGGTTGCAAACCCGTATGCATTGACTACGTCAGGTTTTATCAACATTGACTCTGAAACCATTTCCTACCAAAATATTGTTGGCAATGAGTTGCAGTACTGTTTCCGTGGACAAAACAACACGACTGCTGCGGCTCATACCAGTGGAGCAGCCATCTACAGCAATAACCTTTCGTCTTTAAATTTATACCCTTCACCGTCTGCGCCTGGGGATCAGTACACATTGGTCTACTACCGTATGCGCCGTATGCAAGATGCAGGTAGTGGTGTAAATGTTCAGGACATACCTTTCCGTCTTATTCCTTGTTTGGTGGCAGGGTTGGCTTTTTATCTTTCTCAAAAAATTCCTGGCGCAGAGGTTCGGATGGATTGGTTAAAAGTTGAATACGAACAACAATGGCTGTTAGCCTCACAGGAAGACAGGGATAAATCGGCAGATAGATACGTTCCAAGGAACATGTTCTATGCCTAATAAATTTGCTTCAGGCAAATATGCAATTTCTGAGTGTGATCGGTGTGGTCAACGGTACAAGCTCAAAGAGCTTAGAAAACTGACCATCAAGACAAAGCAGGTTGCCATTAAGGTTTGTCCTGAGTGCTGGGAAGAGGATCAGCCACAGCTTCAGATTGGTATGTACCCGGTAAATGACCCGCAAGCTGTGCGGGACCCTCGGCCAGATGTAAGTTACATCTTGTCAGGTACAAATAGCTCGGGAACGCCAGAGGGTGGCAGTAGAATATTCCAATGGGGTTGGTACCCTATTGGTGGTTCACGAGCAAATGATGCTGGTTTAACACCAAATAACTTGGTTTTAGGCGTGCAATTAGGTACAGTCACGGTAGCAACAACATAAGGAGTTGAAGATGGACAAGAAACAAGTCAAGGCTATTGCCGACACTGAAGCCAAAAAGGCCGTCAAAGGCCATGAAGGCCGTATGCACGCCAAAGGCATGAAAAAGGGTGGCCCTACCAGTTTGGATCGTAAGAAGTTTGGCCGGGGTATGTCTCGTGCAATGAATCAGCGTGGAGGCTAACATGGGCAAATTTAGCAAAAAAATGATGGGCAAAGAAGTTGGCGATGCCGCCACTTATGCCGTGCCCCACGATATGTCTGGCAACGTTTTAAAAATGTCAAAGCGTGTAGATCCAAACACTTTGAGCGCAGATCAAGTTACGCCATCAAGTGGTAGTGGTCGCGTGAGCGCAGGTAATCCAGCCCGCGATGATGTCAAAACTAGCGGTATTAAGATGCGCGGCACTGGTGCGGCTACCAAGGGCGTGATGTCTAGAGGGCCGATGGGATGAACTACACCGAGTTGTACAACACGATTCAGTCGTACACCGAGAATCAGTTCCCGGCTGTGTACCTTGCGAGTTCGAGTACTGTGTCTACAACGACACAGATCAATACTTTCATCACGCAGGCTGAACAACGTATATACAACTCGGTTCAGTTTCCTTCCCTGCGTAAAAATCAGTACAGCCCGATCACTGCAAACAACAAGTACATATCTTTACCAAACGACTTCTTGTCTACGTATTCTTTGGCGTTGGTGACAGGTGTTACGGGCGGGAACCTTGATACTGGCACGTTTGAGTACCTGCTGAACAAGGATGTAAACTTCATCCGTCAGGCATACCCAAGTCCAAACGACACGGGCGAGCCAAAATACTACGCCTTGTTTGGCCCAACAATTGTCAGTTCAGCGATCACAAACGAACTGTCGATCATTCTTGGCCCCACGCCAGATGCGACATACTACGTTGAGTTGCATTACTACTATTACCCTGAATCCATTACCGTGGCGTCTTCTGGCCAGACATGGCTGGGCGACAACTTTGACACTGTGCTGTTGTACGGGTCTTTGGTGGAAGCCTACACCTTTATGAAGGGTGAAGTTGACATCATCACTGGGTACAACCAAAAGTACATGGAAGCACTTGCATTGGCCAAGCGTCTGGGCGATGGCCTGGAACGTAGCGATGCGTACCGCAGTGGGCAGTACCGCACACCCGCACTGCCACAGAATACTGGGGTTGTGTAATGGCGTTCACTGGCAACTACAGTTGCAACACTCTTCGGTCAGGGCTGGCAAGTGGATCGTTTGATTTCTCAACCGATGTCTTTTACTTGGCGTTGTACACCAACGCGGCCACACTTGACCAGACCACCACAGCATATACCGCTACGGGAGAAGCAACGGGCGGAAATTACGCGCCAACTGGGTTGCCTGTTACTGCAACGGTTGGCACAGATACAACTTCATCTGGAAGCATCGTGTTCATCAATTTCTCATCTCCCGCTTGGACGGGGGTTATCACTGCCAGAGGTGCGTTGATTTACAAGGCCGGGGCCAACGGCGCTGTGTGCGTATTGGACTTTGGGTCTAACAAAACATCTAGTGCAACTTTCACCGTGACGATGCCTGCAAACACCAGCACATCGGCACTCATTCGACTTGTTTAAGGAACAACCATGCTAGTAACCACAACCAAAGGCGACATGGACGACTCTCTGCTTGAAAAGCGGGAAGGAACCGTGGATAATGACAACGAACAAACTTCTTGGGTTGAGTATTGGCTAGAGGGCGAATTGGTTCACCGTTCTGCCCATGTGACTCTGAAGAAACCGCCAACTTTTGCTGGCGCTGAAACTGCTTCTTTTTCATAAGGAAATATCATGGCAAATACCCAATCAATGTGCACATCGTTCCTTGGTGAACTGATGTCAGCCCAGCATCAATTTGGCGCTTCGACTATTGTTTCACGCACTAGTTTGACGGCTCCAACTGGGGATACATTTAAAGCGGCACTGTACTTGGCATCAGCCACTGTCAATGCTTCTACCACGGCATATACTGTTACTGGCGAGGTGTCTGGCACAAACTATACCGCTGGCGGTGTGACTGTGACAACCGCAACAGTGCCATCGTCAACCAACACATCTACTACGGCAGGTGTGGGTTTTGTTACGCCTTCGGCTTCGATCACTTACACCACGGTGACTTTGACCACGGCGTTTGATGCGGTGTTAATCTATAACTCAACACAGAGTAACAAGGCGGTCAGCGTTCACACGTTTGGTTCACAGACAATCACGGCTGGAACCTTTACCTTGACGATGCCTTCCAACACGACCTCGACTGCTCTGTTGCGTTTAGCCACAACTTAATGCGGGGGCGGCGCAGGCCGTAAGCCATGTTTGGTATAGCCGCATTTGCCGAAGTCCCGTTTGCATCTCTTGCTGGTGGAGCGCCGGTAACGGTTGCTTTAACTGGTGTAGCCGCGAGCGGGGCGGTAGGCACAGTTACCGTTGGGGCAAGATCACTTGCCTTGACGGGCGTGTCTGCTGCTGGTTTTGTTGGTACGGTTACCCCAAGTCGATCAATTGCGCTTACAGGTGTATCCGCTACAGGTTCTGTTGGTACAGTTTCCAGAGGTGCTACATCACTCGCCCTTACCGGGGTGTCAGCCACAGGTAGTGTTGGGTCTGTTACAGAGACAAACAGCCCAACAGAAAATGGCAATGTTGCAACAGGTAGCGTAGGCACAGTAGTGCCATCACGTTCCGTTGCTTTGACGGGTGTGGCGGCAGCAGGCGCAGTTGGGACAGTAACTAGGGGTGCGACATCACGCGCCCTCACTGGCGTAGCTGCTTCTGGGTTGTTGGGGACGGTAACTCCCAGCAGAACAAAAGCCCTTACCGGAGTATCAGCTACAGGGTCAGTTGGAACGATTACACCTAGTCGCACGGTTGCGATTACGGGAGTTTCAGCGACTGGTTCTGTCGGGACAGTTTCCAGGGGTGAGACATCCCTTGCTTTGACGGGCGTATCAGCTTCTGGGTTGTTGGGGACGGTAACTCCCAGCACAACGGTTGCTCTGACAGGCAATTCCGCTTCTGGTGCGGTTGGCACAGTTTCCAGGGGCGCTACATCAATTGCTCTCACAGGCGTATCTGCTTTTGGCGCAGTTGGGACAATGGCTCCCAGCACCTCAGAGGGTGAAGATGGGGACGTTGCCAACGGATTTGTAGGTAATGTAGGGGTTGTCCAAACAGTAGCCCTCACTGGGGTGTCCGCAGCAGGCGCGGTTGGGACGGTTTCCAGGGGGGACACATCGCTTGCTCTCACTGGGGTATCAGCTTCTGGGTTATTGGGGACAGTGGCCCCAGACACAACAATCGCCCTTACAGGTAATTCAGCTTCTGGTGCAGTCGGGACGGTTGAGTTTGCAAAACTGGTTGCCGTTACAGGTGTTTCCGCTTCCGGGGCAGTTGGGACGGTTGAGTTTGCAAAGTCAGCGGCCCTGACGGGGGTATCTGCGGCGGGGGCAGTAGGCACAGTAGCTACAAGCCGAACAGCCGCCATTATTGGCGTGTCTGCTTCTGGCTCAGTTGGAACCGTGGTTGCTGTCTATTGGCAGTTGGTAGATGACAGCCAGTCCGCAAACTGGCAAAATGTCAACAATGCAGAAACAGCTTCATGGACACTGGTGAACAACGCGGAGACATCCAACTGGCAAAATGTGAACAATGCAGAAACAGCGTCGTGGGCATTGGTGAACAATGCAGAAACAGCCGACTGGGCGTTGGTTGAGACGGATTAAGGATAAGAAATGGCTTTCGTACTTGCAGATCGGGTAAAAGAAACCACCACCACGACTGGTACGGGAACAGTGACGCTTCTTGGAGCGTCTACGGGATTCCAATCATTTTCTGCTATTGGCAACACCAACACCACTTACTACACAATTGCTGGGCAGACCGGATCGGAGTGGGAGGTGGGGATTGGCACATACACCGCATCTGGCACAACGCTTGCCAGAACCACAGTTATTTCATCCAGCAATGCGGGTTCACTGGTCAACTTTAGTGCAGGCACAAAAGATGTGTTTGTCACGTACCCTGCGGAATTTTCAGCAAACGCCATAGGCGGCGGTATTGGGGCGGTGCTTCTTAACGCAGACACTGCCACGGTAAGTGGGACAATCTCCACAGGGCAGAACGGGTTTACAGTTGGCCCACTGACAATCAACAGCGGTGTGGTTTTAACCATTGCTTCTGGGCAAAGGCACGTAATCATATGAGCACGATTTCAAGTTCAACCACAAGCACCACGGCCTATAAGGTCACGGCAGACACCACGGGCACACTTGTTCTTCAGACAGGTGCTACGCCTACCACGGCTTTGACTATTAGCACGGCTCAAGTAGCAACCCTTGTAAGTGACGCTGTAGTTAATGGCGTCACTGTAGGCCGTGGCGCAGGTGCTGTGGCTACCAACACTGCGGTGGGTGCTAGTGCTTTGGCGGCTAATCAGGCTGGTGGAACAT